TTTATGTCCAAATTCCCACTACCATCAGTAAAAATCCTAACTACTTTTGACTGATTAGATTTCAATACGACAGTGCGCTCTTGCCTTTCTTTTCCCATAGAACAGAATCCTGAACCATCAAATGCGGTTCCTATCTCATATTCGCCGGGAGGCAGGTATAAAGTCGCTTTCTCGGAAGTGTTGAGTAATGCCGCCTTATCACCATTTACAAATACAGATGCGTAGCAGGCACTCCCTGTTATTCCACTATCTCGAATAACCGTCAGCTTCGTATCACCATTATGTGGTGATTGATATTTCAACACTCTCTGAGACGGCGCAGCATCAGCCTTGTTGACAGGAACAGGACTAGTGGAGCACCCCACCAAAACAAACACGCCTATCGCTATTAAAAGTTTTCTCATTTTCTTCCCTCTGGGTTAATGAGGAAATGATAGCAATAGAAAATAGTAAGGCAATGTTTAAGGTAAATCAGCAAAGCTAAATAAATTTTTGTGCCGGACAATTTTCATCGTCCTTTCACGCCAATAACCGCCATAAGGCACCCGCTGACTAAGCATGCCGTACATGTGGTGAAGAAGCATATTCCCCTCGAGTAAAATCCCCGCATGGTTCCACTTATCCGACTGCACCTGCATGATCACCATGTCCCCCGGCATCGGGTCTCCTGAGAATTCCCTGAATCCGCATTCGTGCCAGCATTCCTGATAGAAGTTGTCCGGATACTGACTTTCCCACCACGGATAATCAACGCGGTAATCCTTCAGCTCTAACCCGTGCGTTTGCCGGTAATAGCTCATCACCAGCCCCCAGCAGTCACTGTGGCCCAGCACAAACGGGCGTTCAATCAACGGAAGGTCGCCGCGTGGCTGGATAGTGCGAAGATCCCCCTCTGGCCAACTCACAATATGCCAGGGTATTTCAGTGGCATCACACTGCGCTTTATCCAGCTCGCTCGGTTGCGTGGTCGCGTCCGGGTGGCTGTGGACAATGGCGATAACAGCTCCCCAGTCCTCAGCACCAGCATAGCCCTCAGGATCGAGATGAAAATGCTCCGTTGGTTCTGAGGCCATATTACGGCAGGGAAAATACTTTATGACACGTGACTTCTGCGCCAGCACGCCGCAACATTCCCGCGGATACTCGGCCTCGGCATGAGCCATAATCTCATCGATAATCTTCTGTTTCATGATCATGTCCGAAGTAAAGATGTGCCAGGGAAACCGCCGAAGGAAAGCTCGTTGTTTTCCCCGAACCGGAGTTTGCAGCCTGTGAGGTTTCCGCTGCATACGTCCAGAGAAGGGTCGCTGACCGGTTTGTTAAACTTGTCGAAATAGCGGGTACCGGCATAATCGCAGCCGTCACCTGAACGGTATTTACCGCGAATAGACCAGGTGCAGAGGGAATGCAGCTGGCGTGTTGGGATCTGTAATCCCTGTAAATCCATCGGGCTGCTGAGGGTGAATTCGACCTGAAGCTTTGTCTCTACGCTTTTACTGTCGATGTAATAAACCTTCAGCTTTTCCTGTGTCGGATCCGCCGATGTATTACCCTCCGGGAAGTTTCGCGCATCGAGATACTTTGCCAGCGTGTCATGGATGGAAACTTTGGCCTGAAGCATGTCGTCGTAAGCCAAACATAAGGCGGTAATAGAGCCGTCCAGATTGGCAACGGTTAGCTTCGGCTGTGCGCTGCTCCCGGTAGTTGAGGACTCAATCCCCTCTATCTGGCAAGGCCATGCCGCATACTCTATACCCTGCCACCAGATTGATTTGGCGGGAAGTTTCGACTCGTCATATGAGGGGGAGCCACCGATATATTCAATTTTAGTGATGTAACGTGTTCCCCACGGCTGGCTTGCCGCCGGTAATGCAACAGAGCTCGCAGAACCGAACGAAAGGCTCGCTGTCTCCCCGGTTGAGTATGTGATTTTTACCCCGGAAGCGCCGTTTGAAGGAATATTAGCTGTGGCCGCACCACGGGTTATAGCTGCCGCAGCAGTGGTAATATAGCTGGAGAGATTATTTCCTTTCTCTGTTTGCGCCCCCCAAACATCAATACCATTGACACCATCACCGGCCCAAGTAGGACTTCTTCCTTGTGACAGATTTTGAATTACGCCATACCCGGCATTGCTGTTGGCACCATCCGCGCTGCCGGTAACAGTAGCCGTGGCAGAACAACGGTACCAGCCACCTGAGAGAGCGATGATCGTGATATTTGAAGCATTGCCACTCGTTAGCCCAGTGGACAGGTCAAAGTTGGCGAATGCACCGCCATTTAATCCTGTTGATCCTCCACCCCAAAGAATTTGCAGCACATTAAATCCATTGGCTTTTGCAAAAATAGAGGTTGTTATTACGTCGCCCAGTGAATACGCCCCGGCCACGCTCTGGACAAGTTGGTGAGTCGCATTGGTGGTAAGTGGCACTAGTTTCGAAGCCGTTGACCCGCCGTCAGGCGATGGCCGCGCTGCTGTCGCAGTCATGCCACCTTTTACCCAGAGTGAATTTGCTATGACATTTGAATACTTTAGGTAATTTGTCGCCGCTGGCTCAGGTTCATTCCGCCCTTTAACTACACCACCCAAATACTCAAGTGGCCACTGGTTCGCTGCTGCCTGGTATATTTTCCCATCCTGCCCGATGTAACTGGCAGCGCCAGCACGGGTGAAGGTGACCCGACTATCCAATACCGGTTTATTCAAACGGATCGGACTGACCGGGTTTGTCGCTTCGATTTCCGCTTCGGTGTGTGGGATGTTGTAGGAATGAAACCGGAGAATATCGCCAACACCGAACGCCGTGCCATCGACTTCAAAGAGCCTGACAGTATTGCCCGGCTCAAGTTTCTGATAATCGCTGTTGATACTCATGGTTTAAACGCCTGTTCGAAAGTGGCATCGAGGTTGAATTTGTCCGCACCGAGCGCCGTGGGTTTATAGGTGTCGCAGCGGAACATGCCCAATGGTTCGAGCGGCGGTTTCCAAAGGAATGCCGCTGTCCCCTGATGCGCATCCAGAAACGTTTTAATCGCACCGATGTAATTTTCATTACCGGTGAAACTAAGCGTCCACTTTTGACTTTTGGTGTTTAAACCATCGCCAGCAACCTGCATATATCCGTCGCCGAACTGCACCTTCCTGGTACGAAATGTAGTATCGGCTTCGGCATTTAAGCGTGGGCACCACGTGAATGTTTGAATAGCCATGATCACCTGCTGTTTTTCATTGCGTTCCAGATGTCGCCGCCCGGGCGCAAATCCTTCGCCTTGTTCTGCTGGTATAGCTGGTTTACATAGTTGGCGATCTGCGTGCCGAACTGCTCCCAGCCGCCCGAGGATTCCGTACTGGCATTGCCGCTGCTGTCTATCGTGATGTAAACCTGCGGCGCGCCACCCGATCCTGAACCGCTTGAACCCAGCGCCCTGACACCCAATGAGCCATCTGCAGCGCGGGTCAGTGGCATGATCGCTTCTGGCCCCGCTTCACCAAATACGCCCGCACCTTTAGCAAAGGCGAACATAGTGGGTGAGCTGTATACCCCGTTACTGAAAGAGCTCAGGGATGGAGAGTCGTAAACGCCACCTTTCGCATTGAACGAGAGATTGCTGTAAGAGCCTGAGGAAAAAGCATTTGAAGAGGATGCAGCGGCACCGCCGCCAAAGTAACTGGCCGCGCCACCGGCAATCGTACCCAAAAGGCCTCCCCACGCTGAACTGCCACTGCTTCCGCCCATCAGGCTCACCGCCGCCATCTGGAGCGCCACTTTCTCGATGATCTGCAGAACAGAAACGCCCCATGACTTCCAGCTGACTTTGTTGCCTTCGAGCATGGAGGTCACATTTGAGAAGGCGCTATCCATCGTGGCTTTAACACCATCGGAAACAGTGCCGGACACGTTACTGATTTCTTCCAGCCAGTTGCTGTAACCCCGAGAAGCGCCGGACATCCAGTCAGCTTCAGCTGCCGCCGTTGCCTTATACTTATTGTCCAGTTCTGTCAGTGCAGCGTTGCGTGCTGAGATAGCAGCTGCGCCCTGGTCGGTTTTGGCGAAAACCCGGTTAACCTGCTGCGTTTCATCAAACCGAGAACGCTGACGGTCACTGAGGCCAGCCGTCTCCGTTGTGAGTGCGGTTTCGTCGCGGTATTTTCTGGCAGCGTCCGTGAGGTCTTTCAGCGCGTCGGCCTGCTCACGCTGCTTTCTGACCGTTTCATCCGCTTTCTGATTCCACTTCGCCAGTTCTTCAGATGATTCGCGGATCGCCTTGATTTGCGCTTCCGTCCATTTGGTACCGGTCTGGTGAGACGCAGCGTAAAGTTCGGACGCCTTTTCACCCTCAGTCGCTCTGACCCTCTGCACCTCAATCGCCACACTCAGATCGGCCATCTTTCGCGTGTACTGCTCAGCCTGCGCCGCGGCTTCCCGCTCGGCTTTGTTCTGCTCTTTGGTTGCGGCACTCGCGCCTTTTTTGGCATCAGCTAACCGCTGGGTATTGTTGTATTCGTCTTCTAAGGCTTTGGTGTACTGGATGGAGTACGTGGCATTTTCCGCGCCAGTTTTCCCCATTTTCTCCAAATCAAACTGCGCCTGCTTGCGTACTTTCGACAGACCGGTCAGGCCTGCTAGCTCAGCCTGCTGCTGCCTCTGCTGTAAGCTCTGCTGATCCTTGGTTGAAACTTCTGCCTGCGGCACGCGCATCGGCGAATTGACCAGACCGGCGCGGGACTGCAACAACGTGTTACCCAGGGAGAGAAGGCGGTTAAATTCAGTATGCTGGCCGTTCATCATCAACAGGGACTGATAAGCGGTATTTTGCTCGGCGGCCTGCTGACGGATCAGCGCAACGCGGCGGTGCTCCAGCCCCTCTAAAACCGTCTGAATCTCGAGGGACTTACCCTGCATTTCCGATAAGCGTTCCTGCTCAACGGTCAGTGAGGAGGTGGCTTCTCCGAGGGACTTCGTCGCACTGTCGATGCTGGTCAGGTGATTGACCATGAACCCGCCGACGGTAGGCCCCGGATTCGCCAAAATTTGCTGATAGCCGCTGATTTCAACTTTCAGCTTACGTACTCTTTCAGCCTGTTCAGCCACCAGCCGGTTTTGTTCATCAAACGCGCTTTTCGTTCTTTGAACGTTATCATCCGTTTCCGGCAGCGCCATTGAACTGGTTTTCTGCCGGATCAAGTCTATTGCTTTGCCGTACTCCTGCGCTTCTCGGCGGGCCTGCTCATTTTGCTGAGAGGTGTAGAGCCACGCGGCACCGATACCCAAAACCACGCCCGGTATGCCGCCGACAGCGCCCAGAAGGCCACTGCCAATACGGGATCCCAGCGACGCGACGGAATTGAGACGGGTTTGCGCCGCCTCACGGGCTGCCATGTTTCTGGTTAACTGCGCCTGCGCGGCCGCCAGCCTTTTCTCAGCTGCCGTTTGCTGGTCTGCACTGACTGCTGCGGCTTTCGCCTGCTGAGCGCGATATACCGCAGCGCGGGCGCGGGCTGTGGAAATCTGCGTGCCGCGAACCTGTGCTGCAGCCAGAGCAACTTCAGCACGCTGCGCTGCGATCATT